TTAATCAACCTAAAACGTTAAAGAAATTACATATTCTATAAGCATTTTGTCATCATCTGATATTAAATTGAAAGAATAAACGCTATCATAATATTTCGTAAGAAATGTATTGTTAACATCTCTAATACGAGTTAAATACGATCTAACTTTTTTAATATCATTTCTTATTAGACGTTTTAACGTACTATTTTTAATTCTTAAAATATTCCTTTTTACTATGTTATCGCTACAATTTTCATTTATAGCACACATAAATAGTAGAGCGTAAATAATATTCATTTTAATAGTTATATACTAAATTGGATATTATATTTTAGTCCTTTTTAATTTTTATTTTTTAATATATCCAAAATTGTTTTGATATTATTGTCTAACTCTTCTAATTTATTATTTATTTTTTTTACATCTTCTTTTAGTATAGATATTTCTTCTTTCGTATTTATACTAATTTTGGTGGCTTCAAGCTCAGTAGGCCCAATCTTTTTAAGTTTTTTAAACAAATCTGAATCCGTATTAAAATTTGTATAATTTTGGGTAAGCTCTACCGATTCATTTTCACCCCAAGTCACATTTTTTTTTATAGCATCTGGTTTCGGACTAGTATTTAAATCTATTATCTGAATTTTATTATCCGACAGAAGTTTATTAATTGGTTGTGGAGATAGTTGCTGGAATTTTTCAGATTTAATCGAAGTTTCTTGCGGTTTTAACCAATTATCTGCGTTATTACCAGAAATGTTTCGATTTATTAGTTCTACATCATAATTCCTTTTATCCGTTATTTCCTTTATTAATTTTTCCATTTCACCAATAGGCAAATCTTTTTCATTATCCGAAAAATTTGGTACGGGTGGAATAGGTAAACTCATCGCATCATTAAATTCATCCTTATATTTATTCAAGTCTCTTTCAAATTGTGATGTTCTATCATTTTGTATATCTTCATATGTTATTAATTCTTTTGTATCTTTTATAAACTCGTCTGATATTTTAATTTTACGGGGAATTTGTTGCGGGGAAAATTGTTGCGGGGAAAATTGTTGCGGTTTTTGTGGGGAAAATGTTTTTTTAATATAATTCAAAATGATTAGAATATATTTTTTGTTTAATTCAATTAAACTACTTGAATTTGGTTGTTCCATTTTATAAAAACCTTGTATATTATTCAAGAATGTATTTCTTATTTCATTTTGTATTTCAGGCTGTTTATTTTTAAAAATTTCTTCATCTATTATTACATCCCATAACATTTCAACATTCACATTTTTAAAAAAATCGGTATTAGACATGATATATATAAATATAAGTAATATTTATATATTTTTACGAGTTAAAGTGAATCGTTAAAATACACTTTTCTAAATTTTTGCATATAGTCATCTTTTATGATATGCGTTTTTAAATAATGTTCTGTCATCTTATCTTCCAACATGTGCACTATAAAGAACAGAGAATAAATACCACATTCTGTATTAGCATATTGATGTTCTATTCCACTATTACTGTCAAAATTAAAAACCTTCTTTGGACTTAAAGATAACCCCTGTTCTTTAATTCTATTCACTAGTTTCATAATTTCTGCCGACGGCTTTTCTCCTGTGCTATCGAAAAAAAAGATAATTCCACTTTTAATATTGATAAACATTGAAATCCAGTGTTGACCTGGCCTATTATGAGGGTCTGTGTTAAATATAATACCTATCTTTGTCTTTCCATTTTTAATCTGGTCTGCTAAACTAAAATTACACAACTCTTCCCATACACACTCTCCATATAATTTTCGGGTATCAAAGTCAATCGGAGTTGGACCTATAAAGTCGAAACATTTATAAGCCTTCTCATATTGTTTCATTACTTTCATTATATCAACACTAGATAACCACTCATTAGGATTTTTTTTCCATTCGTCTGGAGATTCCGGCGCAAATGAGTCGGTCATATCATGACTTACGGGTCCGAACTCTTTTTTTTGTTTTAACCAGCACGATTCTTTGTTACACACATCACTTAAATATTCTGTTAATAAATTATGAATCTCTTTTGTATTATTAGTATTTATTTTTACATCAGGGTGCCTTGCATTCCACAAGTCTCGCAATTTATACAATGATTTATCTGTATAACAAGTAAAACCATTTATCTCTTTTTTATCCTTTGGACTACAATTAATCTTCTCTAAACGCACATGGTTTTTTGTGTTTTTTTTCCTAGGTAAACCAGCATATATTTTTCTATTTTTTTTGTGGGTTTTACTACGAAAGTTACTTCTCTTTGTCAATTGTTTCTGTAATTTCCTTTTTCGAGTTGACACTTTCATCATATTTATTAATGATATTTTTCTTTTTACGAATTCCTTTATTCCTCAAATCAGGATCCTTCAAATTGATCTCTTTTTGTTTTGGAAGTATAATTTCACTTGGGGATTTTGTATACTTTATTTTTACAAAGTTATCTAAAGATGGTTTTGCAATTTTAAAGGAACGCATTAAAAGAGTATTAGCCTCTTCTTCTGTTAAAGGGCTCTCAACGTTTAGTTCTAATAAATCGCTTTCAATAACATTCATTTCCTCAATATTTTTATATTCCGCTTGAATTATATCATTATTGTCTTTCGATTTAAAATAATGGATACACGCATCAACAAAAATATCAAATGAGTATTTCACATCTGGAAACAAATTATCCGGTTCTTCTTTTGTTATTAAAAGTTCTTTAGTTAAATCAAATATCCTCCTTTTGTAAAACTTTTTGTCTCTTTTGTTAGTTATTTTTTTTTTCTCTGCTAGCAAATGTTTATTATACATATTTTTATTTAATAAACAATCCAATGTAACTTGATTTAAAAATGCTTCTGACATATTATGTATTTCTAAAAAAAACTACAGTTTTACACACATTACCCACCCACATTTTTAACATTTCTGTTTTGTCATATCTCTTACCTGGACTCTGGTTGAGTTCATAAAAAGTCCTGAACCTACTGTTGACGCATCTGGATTTGGATTAAATTCAGAAAAAGACTCTTTTTGAAACAAAAGAGAATGTGTTTGTTGTGTTTGTTTTGGGGTAAAACTATAGTTATATAAATCACTTGTACTATTCGGCACATAAACTGATTGACTACATCGCTGTAACGCATAAATCTGGTTTCTTAATTCCGATTCTAAATTTACATTTGTCGCAAAACCAGACCATGGAGATTGAGTGTTGCCTGGATTAAAAATTTTGTGAGGATTAAATGTTGGCGCAACGTGTAACTTGACGTTCACTTCTTTTCTTGGGTCTACAATTGGAAAATAAGAATATTTTGTCATTACAGGACGCACATCCAAATAGGGTTGTAGAACTTGTGATGGAATGTTTCTATCATATATTCTTGTGTTTGTTTGTTCTTGCATTTTTGAATTACACGCTTCATGTTGATTATATGAGTTATTATTCATTTTATATAATTCATATATATTTTTTTATATTATTTACCGTTTATTAAAGTTATAATGAGAATATATAAAAATGTTTTAAAATAAAACATAAAGAAATCATTATATGTGTATTAATATATGTGTGGCATTTTTGCTTTGCTTAATTATCAAGAAAATAACATTCAAACGAATGATATAACTAGTGAATTTAGTAAAGGAATGTCACGCGGTCCTGAATTTTCTAAACTTACTTCTATTTATTTAAAAATGATATTGGGGTTTCATCGACTTGCTATTAATGGATTAGACTCTGCGTCAAATCAACCTCTCGTTATTAATGATGTCGTACTAATTTGTAATGGAGAAATTTATAATTATTTACAGTTGTTTAAAAATATGGGAATTGAGCCTACAACCGGAAGTGATTGTGAAGTAATTATCCATCTTTATTTACAGTACGGAATCGAACAGACCCTTACTATGTTAGATGGGGAATTTTCTTTTATATTATATGATAACCGACTCACTAACGACTTGAATAACCAGCTTTTTGTAGCTCGTGATCCATATGGAGTCAGACCCCTTTACCAAGTTAAGCCAAAGAACCAATCAGACTCCTCATTACACTGCTTCGCATCTGAACTAAAATGTTTAGAAAAATTTTATAATTATAACCACGAGAATCTCGATATTTTACAATTCAAACCAGGAACATATAGTATTTTTAATCTTTCAAATAAAATTAATTCTGTTTGGGAACCACTACAAGAAAATATTCCGTATATTATTCCAAGTTTTTCACATAGTTGGTTGATTACCGAGGACACACAAAATGTATTTATAACTAATATGTACGAGAAAATATCATGTTATCTAGATGCGGCAGTTAATAAAAGATGTCTGGCTACAGAAAGACCTATCGCGTGTTTGTTATCAGGTGGACTTGATAGTAGTTTAATCGCCGCACTAGTGAATGATTTTTATAATACCCATAAATTACCTAACCAGCTTGAAACATATAGTATTGGTCTATTTGGTTCAGAAGATTTAAAACACGCAAAACAAGTAGCAGAATATTTGGGTACAAAGCATACTGAAGTTATTGTAACCGAGCGCGAAATGTTCGAAGTAATTCCAGAAGTTATTTATGCGATTGAAAGTTATGATACTACAACTATAAGAGCTAGCATAGGGAATTATTTATTGGGTAAATATATTTCAAAAAATAGTGAAGCAAAAGTTATTTTTAATGGCGACGGCGCGGATGAACTTTTCGGAGGATATCTTTATATGAATAAATGCCCTAATGATATTGAGTTCGATAAAGAAACACGGCGGTTGCTAAAAGATATTCATGCTTTTGATGTATTGCGTTCGGATAAATGTATCTCTTCACACGGTTTAGAACCGAGAACCGCATTTCTGGATAAATCACTTGTTGACTTTATTTTATCTATTCCACCGTATTTTAGAAACCATAAGAATTCACACACATGTGAAAAGAGTTTATTAAGAAGTTGTTTTCAAGAATCTCAATTGTTACCAGATAATATTCTTTGGAGGAAAAAAGAAGCGTTCAGCGACGGCGTTAGTGGTACCGGGCGTTCTTTATACAAAATATTACAAGATTTTATTGTCATTGAACTAACAAATAATAACGAATATGGAATTACTAATATTGATGCAAATATTGAAACAGAAAAACAATATTATAAAAAAATATTCGATTCGATGTTTCCAAATTGTGAAAATATACTGCCTTATTATTGGATGCCAAAATATACTAATGCGACTGACCCTAGCGCTAGAACATTAGATTTCTATTCAGACAATACTAATTCTACACAAAACAACCAAAGTATATAATAGGTTTTATTCTTTTTCACATTAGTATATACTAATGGGAAAAATGAGTTTGACTAAATTTCAAGAAAGAATTTTTGATATAGCTATTTATATATCTTATGCATTAATAATATTGTCATATCTAGGATTGTCAAAATATAATCCTGCTTTTTTAGATACTATTAATAATTACATCAGAATTTATATTTGTTTATTTTTATTGTGGAGATTTAACCCATTCAGGCAGTCCGTTCCATTCACAAATTTAGACAGAAAAATAGCATTTAGCGCCGGATT